GTCAGTGTTCACCGCCCGCCTGCCTCGGACCAAGGACGGGCTGCGTAATGCCCCGCCTCAGCCCGCGCCGGATTGACGTTGCCCTGGCTGCTCGGATGCGCCGGGCAGGCCGGAAGCACAGCGAGATCGCTGCCGTCTTCGGATGCTCGGAAAGCCGGATCAGTCAGCTGCTTCGCCGGATCCCTTGCCCCGTCGATCACTGCCGAGAGTCGAGCCGCGTCCGCGCAGCCGCTGAGCTCCAGGCTTGGTGCCCGCCGGAGTACCGTGCCGAAGTCGAAGTCTTCCGCCGCAAGCTTGGAAGCCTGGCTGAAGCCCGGCGCGTGATCCTCGACGAAATCCGGAGGGCCGCCTGATGCCCTCACATCCCATTCAGAGCTTGGAGAGCGGTTCTCCAAGGTCGGCAACAGGCCGTCATTCATCAATGACCCGCCTCGCGCCGCAGCCCCCAACCGCCCGGCCGGCGGCAATGACGCCCCCCTATGTCGATCACTCGTCGGCCGGTTCTTTTTCTTCCAGCGCATCGTCGCACCCGCTCCACCCAGTGAGCCGGACGATGACGCAGCTCACAGCAAAGGTCGCGCGGAATGCGCGGTCCCCCTTTCCGCTCACTGGATGTCTGTCATGAAAGTTCGCGAGCCCGGATCAACGAAAGACGTCGTCACCCGCACCGTGGAGCAGGCGGGCGCCAAGCGCGCTGCCTTCCTCCTCGACCGGTCCAAGACGACTGTCTACGCCTACGGCGACCCCGACGAGCCCGATCAGATCAGTTTCGACCAGATGCGCCGACTCGTTGCCGGGAGCCGCGCGACGGCCCCCGCCGAGGATCTCGCGTCGCTCGCCGGCGGATTCTTCGTGCCGGGCGAGATCGAAGAGGACTGCCTGCACAAGCTCGCCGCGCGCTCAGTAAAGGAGTGGGGCGAGGCGATCGCGGCCATCTTCGCCGCCTGCCAGGACCCGGCCCGCCGGAGCGATGCGCTGCGTGAGCTCGACGAGGCGATGCGCGCCGTCGTGTGCGTCCGCGTCCATCTCGCCGATGGCGGCACGCTGCCCTGCCACTCTGCGAACGTCACGCCGCTCAAGCGGGGCGCCTGACCATGAGCGAGGCCGCCTTTCAGATGGACCTTGTCACCTTCATGCGGGCCTACGGGCGCCCGGACGTCGTGTGGTGGCATGTGCCCAACGGAGAGAAGCGGACCCGCCGCACCGGCGCCAAGCTGATGAAGATGGGCGTCCGCCCTGGTGTGGCAGACCTGACGGTTCTGCTGCGCGGCGAATGCCATCAGCTCGAGCTTAAGGACGCGGACGGCCGGATGTCCAAGGACCAGGAACGGTTCATGGAGGACGTCCAGCGCGCCGGCGGCACCTATCACGTCGCCGCCTCGATGCACGAGGCGATCGGCATCCTCACCCAGATCGGCGCCCTGCGCGTCGGAGTGAGGCTCACGAATTCCACGGCCGCGGCGCGGTCGGGATGCGCCGGGAAGGCCGGGGTCGAAGCCCCGGCCGACCTGCCCACAAGTTCACCGAGGGCGATCGGGGTGCTGGCTTAGGCCGGCAACGGGCCGCCATCCGTTCTCCGCCCCGATCGCCCCGGGCCTTGAGGAGACGGAACGGCCATCAGGAGAGAGAAATTGGCGATTTCACTCAAAGACCTCAGGCGACAGAAGGCGACGGAGCCTCCGCGCATTCTGCTCTATGGCCCGGAAAAGGCCGGCAAGACGACGCTCGCGTCAGAGTTTCCGAACCCGGTCTACCTTCAGACCGAAGAGGGCACCGGCGTTCTCGAACTCGACACGTTCGGCAAGCTTTCGAGCTATGCCGACGTCATGGACGCGATCAGCGCGCTCTACAGCGAGGAGCACCAGTATCAGACGGTGGTGGTCGACAGCGTCACGGCTCTACAGCCGCTGATCTGGGCCGAAACCGGCGAGCGCGGTGACGACAAGGGGAACAAGAAAAAGCGGATCGAGGACTTCGGATACGGCAAGGGCTACGTCTACGCTCTGGCAGTCTGGCAGGAATTCCTCGACGGGCTGAATGCCCTGCGCCGCGATCGCGGCATGACGATCGTCATGATCGCGCACTCGAAGGTGGACCGCTTCGACGACCCCGAAACGGTGTCCTACTCGCGCTACGAGATCGACCTTCACGAGAAGGCTCGCGATTTCCTGAAGCGCGAGTGCGATGTGATCCTGCTCTTGAAGAGCGACGTCACGATCAAGAGTGAGGACGCCGGCTTCAACAAGAGCCGGGCCATCGCAGCAGGCGGGCGGAACGTCTGGATGCACACCTCGTCGCGTCCGGCCTATGCCGCGGGCAACCGCTACGACCTCCCCGAAAAGATCCTCTACGAGCGCGGCAAGGGCTTCGACGTCCTCTCCCCGTACTTCCCGAACAACGGCGAGGCTTCGCCCGCCAAAGCTGCTTGAGGTGCCACCATGGCTGATCTTGGCAACCAGTTCGACCCGAACGAAATCCCGGACGACGAGCGTGGCGACTTCACGCCCATGCCGGCCGGCGACTATCTCCTGCAGATCGTGGAAAGCGAGCTTCGCGAGAAGGACAATGGCGACTGCGGGCTCAACCTGACGATCGAGGTCGTCGAGGGCGAGTACGAAAACCGGAAGATCTGGGATTACCTGAACATCCGGCACTCGAACGCGCAGGCACAATCGATCTCGCAGCGCCGCCTGGCCGACTACTGCCTCGCCACAGGCGCCGGCACCATCCGGGACACGGAGGAGCTCCACTTCCGCCCCTTCGTCGGGAAGGTCTCGCAGGAGAAGCGGAAGGACACCGGCGAGATGACGAACAAGATCAAGGCCGTTCGCCCGGCATCGGGTGCGCCGCCGGCGGGAAAGAGCGCGCCGCAGCGTTCGGCTCCGTCGACGGCCACGCGGCCGGCTCAGAACGGTAGCCGCCCCTGGGCGCGACAGGCTTCTTGATCCAGCCGGGCGGCCGAGCCAGCTCGCTAAAGTAACCCGGCCGCCCATCCCCGATTGACGATTGAACGTCGCACGGAGCCGTGACGATGAACGCTACTGCTTTGCTCGGCAAGCGTGTCGAGCTCGAAGGTGAAAAGGGGCCTCTCAAGACGTGTCGCGAATGCGGCTCCGTCCTGGGAAAAGTCAGTCCGGGAAAAGGGCCGCACGTTGCCAGTGTTCGCTGCGACGGCTGCGGCAACTTCCTCGGCTGGCTTTCCCAGCGCGCCGTGAAGCAGATGGAACGGGAGGCCGTCGATGCCTGAACTTCCCGCACCTCTGTCTCACACAGCCCTGGCCATGGATCGCGCCATCATCGAACAGGCACGCGGAGGTGACAGCCTCGGCGTGCCGATGTCAGCGGCCGTGAACCCCTGCGAGCGCGCCACCTGGTACGCGTTGCGCTGGGCTGCGCCGCCCGAAGAGCCTGCCGGGCCGCGAGAGCGACGCTTCCGGACCGGCGAGGCGTACGAGTCGTGGCTCCTGGCCGATCTCGCGGCCGCGGGCGTGAGCGTCTGGACGATTGATGAGACGACCGGCAAGCAGTTTCGCGTGGAGCTTGCCTCCGGGTGGCTTCGCGGTCGGGTCGACGGCGTCGCCCAAGGCCTGCCGGAAGCGGCGAGCACGCCGCACGTCGTCGAGTGCAAGAGCCACAACGACCGCTCCTTCAAGGAACTCGTTAAGAAGGGCGTACGAGAGGCCAAGCCAGATCATTTTGCGCAGTGCCAGCTCTACATGCATGGCCTCTCGCTCACGCGAGCGCTGTACCTGGCTGCCAACAAGAACGATGACGAGATCTACGCCGAGCGGATCGAGTACGACGCCGCCTTCTGCCTGTCCCTCGAGGCGCGGATCGAGCGCATCGTCGCGACAGACCGGGCGCCGGCACGCGCCCATGACGATCCGTCATCCAAAGCCGCGTTCGCCTGCGCGTGGTGCTCCGCAAAGAGCATCTGCCACGAAGGCCAGTTCGCTCGCTTCGGCTGCAGGACATGCCTGCACGCCTCGTTCGAAACCGGGGCCAAGGTCCGGTGCACGCGGTTCGATCGCGCCTTGTCTTATCAGGACCAGAAGGCCGGTTGCCCGGCGCATCGCTACCTCCCGGACCTCGTGCCTGGGGAACAGGTCGACGTCATTGGCGACGATATAATCGT